GGTGTAGAAGTTGCTAATACTACTAGTAATGGGCAGGGTTCTTCATGGACTGAGAAGTCGTACTTCCGCTTGACTTTGCTAAATAATACGACCGGATTGCACACAGTTCAGTCAGGAGGAAACACAAGTATGGAGTACAACGACTGGCACATTTACATGCAGTGTGGGGTTGGGCAAAACGGCATTATAATTGACCAGGGTGTCTTCATATCTGGTTCACAACTATACATACAAGGAAATATGCAAAGTAACACAAGCGGAACTACTGCTCCCTTAACGGTAACCGGAGACACCAACGGTAATGGAACAGGAAGTTTTTCCGCTATCGGTGAAACTATGATTTACATGGCTCTTGAGCACAACAGCACCACAAATAATCCTATGACTATAAACTTTGGTGCTACTGGAAATAAGATGAACAACTGCTTTGGTAAGCTTAGATTCTCTTTCACCAATAGTGCGTGGACTCCAAGTAATGCTGTTAGTAGTCAGTTCTCTTTCGGTGGAGTTATCACTGGAGATGCTAACCTTATCTCCCTAGCTACGGCAAATCCGCCAAGCGGTTGGGCGTAAAGCCAACATAGGCTATAATGAGTATTGTAATAATCTTATACGTATAAAGGAAAAACTATGGTTAACGTTAACGTAGTTGGTGGATATGACGGAGTAACAGACCCAGCGGGTATGACTAATCAGTCAACTACATCAACTCTAAATATTGGCGCTGCCCTTGAAAGTTATGGTGGAGGTACTTTAGGTATTGCTTCCACACCAGCAGGTAATAGTTATCTTGGCTGGTCAATTGTTCCTGAAGACTCTATTGCTTCTAACGCTCACACAACAACTCAAGGCTTTTTGGTAAGAGTTGTTGCGGCAACTGGCGGTCCTTGTGGTCATATTGATGTAGTTACGGTGTCAACTACATACACAAACTGTGTATTTGGTCTTTATAGTGGTGCATCATTTGCTACTGGTCCATTAGTCTGGACAGCAGATCAACATGCTAATTTTGGTGTGGCTGGTCTTGTATCTATGACCTGGAATGGTGCTAGTTCTCCCGCTTCAGTAAATTTGATAGCTGGCCAAACTTATTGGGTCTACTATGAATTAACAGGAACTTCACCAGTATTAGCCGGTGCTACAACAACTGCTGGTGCTGCTGCTTTTAATCCAAATCTAACTGCTTCAGCAACAAATGCTTGTAACTCAATGAATCTTACTGCCGCTGCACCTTCAACTCTTGCATCAAATACTACCCTGGCTCCTCAGACATCTTGGGTTACCTATACAGGTAAAGCTTGGATTGGATTGAAGGCATAAATGCCAACATTCACAAACTCAGCAAGTGGTACTGCTGGTGCTGCTGCATCCTATACATCTACAATTAGATGGGCCTATTTCAAAATAGAAAATACGGGTGCTGCTGGCGTTCTGTGGGTAAGAACTGATGGCACAGCAGCAGCCGCAGCAGATGGAAGTTATTCATTGAATCCGGGTGAGTCTGGAGTATTTGCTAACGCACTAGCTTTGTGGACACAAGCAGCTTCAGTTATTCAGCCTTCTGTTACTGGCGCTGGTGCTTATACAGTACCTTCTGGTTCTGGACCTTTAGAAGTTGTTCCCACCGGAACTTCTCCTTATGGCGGAACAGCAAGTCCAGGATCTAGTGTTAGTATATTCAGTGCAGGAACACCAACTTTTACAATAGCAGGAACAGGTTAAAAAATGGCAAAGAGTTTATATAATGAAGAGACTGGAACTGCGGGTACTGGCGTAACACCTAATGCTTCTCCAATAGCTCCAGTTGATAATTACCCAGAACGTCCGGGTACATATTACGAAGCAAAAATGGCTCCAGATCAGTCTGGTGGACGTGGGCCTATGCGTTTCGAAGAAGGTCTAGCTACAGACACAGATCTTCCTAACGAATTTTCTAACGGCATAATGCAGGGATACATTACTGCTGGCCCTAATCGTAATGCAAATGTTTATGAGAAGTGGCCAGAAGAAACTATGCGTGAAAGAGCACACGTAGGTTCTGCTGCATGGCCAGAGGCCGGTACTTATCTAGCTGAATTTGCGCACGGTACGGATACTGTTTATGCTGAAAGAAAGTATGAAGAAGTAGATCGTGGCCGTCCAAACCCAACAGGTGCAAGGTATGAGCGTCATAATCCAGCACAGGTGAATGACTAAGGAGAAGCTATGGCTGCTCCACTACAACCAAAACAATTTGTTAAAAAAGATCCTTCTTTAAGCTCGGAGAAAGCTACCTTTAGTGGTGGCTCAGGCTCTAAGACTATGAGAGTGGAGCGTCCTAAGGGTCTTCCAAAAGCACAAAAAAGACACAAGCACAGAGATCATGCTGGTGTCAGAAGTAAGCGTGCTATACAAAATAAGAAAAAGCAGCGCGCTAAGTAAATCAACGACAGAATAGGAGACGTATCATGACATTAACAAGATCAAGTCTATTCTTAATCGTCGCATTTGTATTAGTTCTTTTTGCGGTTATTAGTTATGCTTCCAGCCCATTCCTAGGAGTCAATCCTATGGTCTGGTTTACTGGTGGAATAGATTCATTTATTTTGTCATTCCTAGTACCGTAACAACAAACATCTAGCTGGAATAATATATGAGTATTGATTTCGTTAGTCCCTCTATGCGGGCTGCTGGTAGCGACCTAACTATCGCTATTTCTCCGCTAGGACTAGTCGAATTATCTGATGAAGAATTCGAAGTCCATGGTCCTCGCCTAAATAGATATGCTCAAGCATGGGCATTCTATTTAGGCCACCATTGGGCGTACAGGAGGGAAGCAGGAGAGCCACAGATAACATTCAACTATACTCGTGCGCTTTCCGATTGGCTTACCAACTTTACTTTCTCTAAGGGCATTACTTTTCAGTCCCCTAAAGCCTATCAACACACTGTACCCGCGCTGCTTGAAAGAATCTGGAATAAAGATAACAACAAGCAGCAAGTAATCTGGGAAATAGGTAATCAGGGATCTGTACAAGGAGATGCCTTTATTAAGATTGCCTATGAACCACCATACGTAGACGGTGTTAATGTACCACATCCAGGAAGGGTTAGACTGCTTCCTATCAATGCTTCATTCTGTTTCCCAGAATGGCATCCCCATGATAGAGAGCGTCTAGTTAGATTTAAATTAAAGTATCGTTTCTGGGGAACTGCTCCTGAAGGTACTCGTCAGGTTTATACTTATGTAGAGATCATAACTGACGAGGTTATCGAGGAATATGTAAATGACGGGCTTATTGATCGTCGCCCTAATCCTATGGGCTTTATCCCTGTTATTCACATTGCTAACAAGATTGCATCAGCGTCACCATGGGGCTTATCAGATATCGTGGACGTTATCCCGCTTAACAGGGACTTTAACGAAAAGGCAACTGAAGTATCTGACATTATCAATTACTATACTGCGCCTGTCACTATTGTTACTGGTGCTAAGCCTAGTAATCTTGAACGTGGGGCAAATAAGATCTGGGCTCTAGCTCAGAAGGATGCTAAAGTAGAAAATCTTTCTGGTGGTGAAGAAGGTTTGCCACCAGCTTTGGAATTCCTTAACATGCTTAAATTAGGTATGCATGAGATGGTAGGTATTCCACAAACAGCTTTAGGCGAAGCTCAGCCAATTTCTAATACCTCTGGGGTGGCGCTGGCTATTCAGTACATGCCTACCATGATGGTTTATGAACAGAAGAAGACTCAGTATGAGGCTGGATTCAAAGAAATAAATTGCATGGCTCTTAAGACCCTGTTTCATTTTGAGCCAGAAACTTTAGTCTATGATCCACAAACAGAGGGCATCCTAGAAAACCCACAAGAGCAGGCACCTATCTTAGACCCAATGGACCCTGAGGTTTATGATGTAACTGTAATGTGGCCACCGCCTTTGCCTGTAGACGAAACAATTAAGCTTTCTGAAATTCAAGTTAAGCAAGCTCTTGGGCTAGAATCTAAGATTGGTGCTCTAAGAGAGCTTGGAGTTGAATTCCCAGATGAAAAACTAGCTGAACTATTTGAAGAAAGAATAGTGGACGCTAAGCAAGAAGCAGCACTTCAGGTGATAAATGCACATATTGCTGCTATAATTATGAAATTGACGGGAGTTATTCCTGAAGGCTATACTGAGCAAGCAACTGAAACAACTGGCACCGGAGAAAATAAGCAGGAGAAGAAGCCACCAACAGCAGTTGATAATCAGCCATTACCTCAGCTACCATCCCTAGGTGATATCACCGGATTCGCAAACACAAACTTGCTAAGTGATGTTGTTACCTACGCTTATGGTACAAAACTTCCGCAAAGAAGAAATATTAACAATACAAATAACGACTAGTGGTATATATTAGGACAACATTATGACAACACCTTTACCTCCCGCTGATGGTGGACAGCAAGTAACACCAGTTCCACCAACTCAGCAAGTTCCTGCACCACAAACTATTACTGTTACACAACCAACTCAGCAATTCTTTACAGCAGATCAATTAGAGGCAGCACGTAAACAGGAAAAAGACAAGCTGTATAGTGAGCTAGAAGGTTATAAGACTCAGGTTAATTCTTTCCAAGAGCAAATGACTCAGTGGACTCAAGAAAGAGATGCCGCTCAAGCTAAACTAAAGGCAGATCAAGATGCTGCTGATGCTCTAGCAAGAAAAGCAGAAGAAGATAAACTTTCTGTCAAAGAGTTAATGGATAAAAGAGAAGCTGAGTGGAATCAGAAGCAGCAAGAAATGCAACAGCAGTGGGACAAAGAAAGAGCTATAAGTCAAAAGGAAAGAGAACTCTTCCAGCTACAGTCCTTTATTCAAAGGAGAATAGCAGAAGAAGTAGCCCAAGATAATATTGCTCCAGAATTTTTAGACTACATTGACGGTAGTTCTGAAGCTGAAGTTGAAGCAAGCATTACTAAGGCTAAGGAAAAAACTGCTAGTATAGTAGCAGGAATAGGTGGACAAACTCCACCTGCAACACCTGGAGTTTCCCCAGCAGGATACGCACCCTCTGGACCTATGGACAACTTAGTAGGGACAAAACAATATTCTGCGCAGGACATTAATTCAATGTCAATGCAAGAATATGCTAAGTTCAGGGCACAGGCAGGGGTAGACAAAGCAGGTAATGATCACGGAATGTTTAATTAAACACTATTGGAAAGGTATCTGCTATGGCGGGTAGTGCCCTAACAGGAACTAGCTTCTTAAGCGCTTCACCAACAGCTTATGCTGGTGGGGGATCACAATTAACACCAGCAATTCAAACCATTTGGAGCAAGGAAATTTTGTTCCAGGCAATGCCTATTTTAAGGTTTGAACAATTTGCGGTTAAGAAGACTGAACTTGGTGTCCAGCCAGGTCTAACAATTCACTTTATGAGATACAATAACCTTCCTGCTGCATCGCAGCTAGTTGAAGGTGTTCGTATGGAAACTTTCGCTCTGACAGCTTCACAGTTCGATATTACTGTGGCTGAGCAGGGCTTTGCTATTGCTGTATCTGAGCTTCTTTTGAATGCTTCTTTCGATGATGTTATGGCTTCAGGGTCAAGACTTCTTGGAAGAAACATGGCTCTATATCTAGACGGTTCTGCTAGAGACACACTTCTACAGGCATCTTCTATGATTTGGGGTTATAACAAGTTCGCTCTATCTACAGCCGTTCGTACTCCGCTATCACCATATGACCACGGTGCTGCTGCTACAGCTACAACACAGCTTTCTGCTGGTAACTATAGCTTCACAACTGCGGTTGTAAAGGATGCTCAGGAAACTCTTGCTACAAAGAACGTGCCGCGTCTAGGTGAAACTTATGTATGTTTCATTCACCCTCACCAGAGCCGTCAGCTAAGAGATGACCCTGAATTTATCGAAGTAACAAAGTACGCTGCTCCTGGTAACTTCCTTCTAGGAGAAATTGGCCGTCTAAATGATGTAGTATTCATTGAGACTACTCAGGTCTACAACAACTATGTCTCAGGCTCATCTGGTCCTCTATTCTATGATGCTATCTTCATCGGAGATAATGCATTTGGTCATGCTATTTCTCTACCTGTAGAATTGCGTGATGGTGGTATTTTGGACTTCGGCCGTGAGCACGCACTAGCTTGGTATGCTATTTGGGGTCTAGGTCTTATTACTGACCAGGCTGTACTTGTAGCACAAACTAACTAAAAAACTATATAAACATACTAATCGAACAAGTAATTAGGGACATTATGGCAACTCCAACATCAGTTACGCCTGCAAAAGGACAGCGTAAGCGTCCGGCAGACTTCACTGGACTTAAAACTGAAAGACTAAACGAAGAAAAGAAAGCCGAACAGCTAGAGTCTGCTTCTCGTATGGCGATGGTAAATGCTGAACGAGAAGAGGCTTCTAATGAAGTAATTGATTACTTCCCTGAGGCAGGAGAAGAACTGCCTAGTGTAGAGGTTCGCGCCGTCGAGGCAAATAAAACTTATCGTATCATCAGAGTCAATACAGATATTGACAAGATGGTATATGGCAGAGATGTTATAGATCCAGGGGATGTAGAGACAGGTCGTATGCCTACTATGGGAACTATCAAGTTCTGGGATTTTAAGGAAGGCCAGCCCTACAGAGTTTCTAAAGACATGGCAGAACATCTTAACAATCTTGGATATCTATCTTATATGGGAGCATAAATGACAGGGATTGCCATAACAGGCGCTCAGTCAGAACTTAATCATCTCACTGGTGTTGCTACGCCAGTTATATCTGGTACAGCACCAACATGGTTTCCGGGGCTTCAGTGGGTTAATACCACAACTAACCCTCCTGTCTTATATTTGTGGAATGGTGTTGCTTGGGCTCCGATAGGTGGCGGACCTTATTTAGCTTTGCTAACATCGGACCCAACAAACCAAACCACAATTGCGGGACTTACAGAATGTCAAGATGCCGGATATGCGAGACAGGCAGTAACTTTTACTCAAGCTAGCGCTACGGCTCCAGTATCAGCATCTAACACAGCACTGATTGCGTTCGGTCCCTTCTCTGTGAATATGGCACTCCCTGTTCAGTGGATAGCTCTAGTAACAACACAGTCAGGAACTAATGGTTTCTTAAGAGAAACTTGGACTCTTTCTGCGCCCGAACAAGTTTTGGCATCCCAAACAATTGATATACCCGCTAATGCATTGGTCATCACACAGCAATGACAGCTATTGTTTCTTCTGACGTTTTGTTTAAGTTATCGGCTCCTAGCGCTGTTGCTGGTAATACT